GATTCATACCGAGAGCGCACCAGACCGAACTGATACTCCACGAGTTGGCACACGAGGGTTGGTCGGAAACGCCTCACACTGGCGATTACGTCCACCGCATAGCGGAGTTGGGTGCGAAGGCCACTCATCTGGCCCTTGGCAGTCTGGAGTGGTGGTCGGCGCCACGAGAGTAGGAACGCTTAGAGGCCGCAAGTCGATGGAGCGAAAGAACACCTGGGGCGTGGGATTCCGGCACGAAGGCGTGAAATACGAATACACCTCATACGTGCGGTGCAGTGGCAGGAACGTCTATTACGTTGGCCGATTCTATGCAGACGACGAGCGCGTCACCGTCCGTAAGTTCAAAGCTTTGCAAGAAGGAGGCCGAGGATGACTTGGTTGAATAACGAGGGCTGGCTGATTCCCAGACAGCCGACAGTCAACGCCGACCTGAAGTTTTGCAATAACTGCTGGAGGTACAAGCACGTAGACCTCGACCTTCACCGTTGCAAGCAGACGGTGAGGCTGTTTGGCAAGTGGCACTGCCACTGCCCGTGCCTATTAAGGAGTTAAGCCCGAAGCGTCGCCGTGCCTATGGCACGGCGGGTCTCACACTTGCCGTTGGTTCGGGCCACGGCACGAATAGAGAGTGGAAGGAGTGAACAACAATCCCGAAATGCGATGAAAACAGGAAGGACAGAACATTGCTTAATCAAAAGCGAACCCATCTGACCGTAGAGGAAAAAGGCAAGATTATCGACTTAGCCGCATACGTCTTGCCAGTGGTAGACATCGCCAGTTTCCTGAATCGGTCTACCTCGGTTGTCTACCAGACGCTTCAAGACCTTGGCATTTCTGCCAAGGCCAGAGAGCGGACAGACGACCAAATCGCCATTGCGCGACAACAGGCAACCCCGCTAACGCCACCAGACGAGCCTCTTCCAAACCTACCCACTGCTGAACGGCTGGCCAAGGACATGGGAAGGCTGGAGGGAGCCTCAGCCACAACGAAGCTAGACCTAAGCCTCAACACTTTCCTGTGCGCGAACTGTGGCGAGACCTACTCCATGACAAGCGAACATATGGATTGGTTCCGCGAACGGAATCTCCATCCGCCCAAGCGGTGCGAGCCATGCCGTGAGGAGCGGAGAGGGACGCACGACTACGACGCAGGCAAGGATGCCGCGAATGTGGGTCAAGCCAAACTGGAGAAACAGGTTTTGGCCCAAATTGAGGACTTGCGTGGTCGCGTGGAGACCACCATCGGGGAACTGGCAGACGTAGTTGACATCATCAACGCGGTGAGCCTGATGTTTGCACCGGATGATATCACGGTCACAATAAGGAAATTCCCCGTAGACCCAGAGCATAGTGATTTGGACACAATCGACGAAGACCATGACTTGGGTGTCCGCGACCAGCGAGGCCCATTCGGCGAAGAGGGTTAGGCCCACAGCGGTGGCTCTGGCTGGATGCCAGAGCCACATCCCACCAACTGCCGATGGTGTGGGCCATCGGCCAGAATCACAGGGGGAAAGGAGCGTTTAACTATCCCACCAACCAACTATCAACCAAGAGCAAGGGAGATTTTTTAATGGCACATGGAATCACAAGAACAGACGGCATGGCCTACGCCGGACGCACGCCTTGGCACGGCCTTGGCACGAAAGTCGATGGAGCCATGACAGCGGCAGAGGCAATCAAGGCTGCCAGCATGGACTGGAATGTCGTCACTGAGCCAGTCTATCGCAAAGAGTCGCTAGCGTTCGTCCCAGAGTACGGCCCTCCGAAGTACGTCGAGGTCAAGGGCAAGGCGTTCACCGTTCGCCAAGACACCCAGACCATATTGGGAACGGTCTCCACCAGGTACACGCCAGTGCAGAACGTCGAGTGCTTCGACTTCTTTGACTCGATAGTAGGCACTGGGAGCGCGTCCTACCACACGGCTGGCACCCTCTGGGGAGGCAAGAAGGTCTGGATACTGGCCCACATGGGCGAGGGCGAGTGGGAACTGGACAACGGCGAAAAGCTGGAGTCCTACATTCTCCTCGACAACTCGCACGACGGCGGTTCGGCTCTCCGCATGAGGATGACACCTGTCGAGGTCGTCTGCGCCAACACGCTCGGTTCGGCGACTCGTGGCCAAGCGGCATTCACGGCACGGCACACCACTGGCATCACTGGAAGAGTGTCAGAGGCGCGTGACCTCCTCGGACTGAATCGTGTGTTCATGGATGCCTTCCTGACCCAGTGCAACGACATTGCGGACAAGGCCTTCACCGATGGTCAGATGGAACAGCTGACTCGCAAACTTTTCAACCTTGACCCCAAGAAGGCTATCGAGGAACAGCACGGCATCAAGGCCGCGAGTAGCGAGAAGATGGTCGAGTTGTTCAACTTCGGAGTCGGGCGGAAGGGCGAGACTCGTTGGGATGCCTATGGAGCGGTCACCGAGTTCGCTGACTTCTGGAGAGGCGGCAGAGCGGTGGATTCCGTTGGCAGTGGGCGAGAGGACGTTGTCAATCGCCGTCTGGAACATAACTGGTTTGGCGACAGCCAGCGGATGCGGAATGACGCGTGGAGGATTCTCCAGATGCCAGATACCCAGATGGCGACGGCGTTGGAGACAGGCGCATTGGGTCTCTAGTGGCGGATGCCTTTTCGGTTGGCGGGTGCTATAATCATTGTCACCCGTCAACCAAAAGGAGGTTTATATGCCATTCGGCAAATGGGCAACGGTAAGAGAAGCGGCAGAATACTACGAATTAACGCGTCAGCGAATCCATATATTGGTGAAGCGTGGCGCGTTCGGCAATTGCAGGAAATTCAATGGGCCTGGAGGGATGATGTGGCTGATACCGTATCCGTTTGTGCGGGTGCAGATTGGCCCTGGTCCTGGCAGGCCCAGAAAGACGAGGGAAGATGGAATCCGAGAAGGGAACCCAACAGATGGAAGAAGCGGTTGACTTCACTTTCGACGAGTTGGTCGATGAGTTGGCCACGGTGGCGGACAGGCTTGCCAGCCTAGAAAAGAGCAAATGGATGCTCGAAAAGCGGATTGTCCACCTGATGATGGACAAGGGAGCGACGGTAGCCAAGACCGAGACGCACGAGGTGGAGATTCGTGGTTCGGTGACATACGACGCAGGCATACTCGCCAGACTGCGCGAGATAACCGCTCCTGAAGACTTGGAACGTATCTACTATCCAGCGCACGAGGAGGTGGTGAGGAAGCCGGAGAAGTGGAACATGACATCTGGCCGCAAGCTGGCAAAATTCAGCCACGAGCATGCGGCGATAATTGAGGACGCGAAGATATACGGAAACCCCAAAGTGTCATTGAGATTGAGGGAGTAACGATGGATAACATAATAACGCAGGCCCAGATTGTTGCCGTTAAAGACGACAACAACTGGAAGTACTCGATAGATGCCGACATTCCGGCATTCGGGACAAAGACGTTCCGATTCCTGACTTGGCGCAAGACACAGGGCGACCCGCCCGAAGTCGGGGACAGCGTGATGGGCGAGTTTGAGGCTTATCGCCGTAGCAACTACTACATCAAACAGGGCGCAATCACCGAGGGCGACATCGACGGCACTGAGGAGAAGTGGCAACTGGAGTGGAACTTTGTCGGCGTTCTGTCGTCAGAAGGGCAGAACGGGAACGCGGTAGGCCAATCTACTGCATTGCCCCAAACCGCTCCTAAGAAGGCCACCTCGTCCGCCGCAGGGATACCGACGGCGGTGTTTGTGGATGCCAATATGGCTGTCCGCGTCAGGGAGGGTGGCGTCAATGACCGCAAGGCATGGTCGGACGCCAAGGAACACGGCACGGTGACAAACGAGAACGGCGTTTCCGAGGTTGTGGACACGCTGGATGAAACGCTGGACAAGGCCGAGAGGATAGCCGAGTGGTACAACACGCGGTTGGAGGTGAGGCTGGGTGGAGCGGTATGCACGCTCCCCAACGTGGTGCAAGCCGCACAGGACGCTGGCGCAACGCTTGTCAGCGTAGAGCCGGAAGAAACGTCGATAGAAGACCTTATCGGCGCACCAGCGGTGCCAGTGATACGCAATCGTTCGGCGCTGGGGAAGTGGGTGTCAGGCAAGGGCTGGAGCAAGGAACAGGTTCAGGAAGTCTTGGACAGGCATGGATACAAGAGTTGGCGGACTACCTCAAGGAGGATTTCAACTCGGCGCAGGGACTCGCCGAATTGCTGTTGGAGGGTATTGAGGAATAATGCCCTCTTGCACGCCTGACTTTTGCGATTTGCACGACTACGACGTTCACCCAGGAAGCGGGTGGTGCCGAGCCGTGGATAAAGCATACGGAAGGTCGCAGAATGAGCCTCGGTTGGATTCCCAAGATGGGATTCTGGCCGAGGCTATTTTTGCGTTATTGGGTTTTCTGGAAGATACGCAGGCAGGCAAGTCCCGCCCTCGGCCTGCGTCTCCGCCAGTCCCACAGAAACTAGAACCGAGGAAGGGAGGAACACCTCTATGACACAGCTAACAATCCCCAATTTGGAGGTATTGGGGAATACCTACGTAGTCAGCTGGAGCGAGGGCGTTGTGATGCGAATGGAGCGTATCTACGAGCATCGCGATTACCACGTGGACGCTGAGTTGACGATACAGGACGAGGCGGAATTGTCGCCTCATCTGCTAGGGCCGATGCGAACCAGCATAACAAAGACATGGCGAGGCGTGCTGGCAGACCTTGAGCGCGTGAGCGAGCGTCTTGATTGGAGGCAACGGCTGACCCAAGCGACGATTCTTGTGTTGGAGCGGTATCGCGCCGGAACGCCAATTATTGCTCTGGGGTCAATGGAGGCTCCAGCGCCTACAGAACAGGTGCTAAGCGGACTGCTTTGGGAAGGTATGCCCACTCTTATCTATGGCCCTGGTGGCGTAGGGAAATCCATATTGGCTCTGAACTTTCTGAGCGCGGTGCATACAGGCCACGACGTAGCAGGGCTGACAGCCAAGCAGAGCAACTGCCTGATTCTCGATTGGGAAACCAGCGAGCGTCAGACATGGTGGCGCAATCGCGACATCCTCGAGACTCGCAGTATAGAGACGGGTTCGTGGCCTGACCCGCAGGCTCCAGCCAGCGGACGCACAGGCATGGTGTTTTATAGATACATGGCTGGCCCATTGCACAATGACGTTGAATATCTCAAGTCCCAGATTAAAGAGCGCAACGTCGGCACAATCTGCATAGATAGCGCAGGGCCAGCGTGTGGCGGTGAGCCGGAATCGGCATCCGCCACGCTCCAGTTCTTCGAGGCTCTTAGGTCTCTGAGCGACCACGACAAGCCGTTGCAGTCGCTTATTATCGCCCATGTCACGCATTCGGCTAAGAAGGGCGCACACAGTAGCCCATTCGGCTCTGTGTACTGGCAGAACATACCTCGAAACACGTTTCAGCTTGAGAGCGCACAGAAGGAAAATAGCAATTACAGCGACTATGCGTTGCACCACCGCAAGAGCAATCTGGGCGCATTGCGTGAGGCTTTGGGCATCCGACTGACCTGGGAACAGGGGTCTACCATAGAGGCCTTGGATATCCGGGAAAATGCCCAGCTCAGGAAAGGTCTGGCCTTGTGGAAACAGGCGAAGGCGGCTATTGAGGAAGACGGGCCGCAGACGACGCAGGAATTAGCCGACCTCATGGACGCCAATACCAAGGTGATAACGTCCACCATGTCCAGAGACGAGCGGTTCGAGTCGGTCAACGGGAAATGGCAAGAAGCAGAATCAGAATGGTAGAAGGGAGACAAAATGACGATACCAATACGCACAGCCGATGGGCGGGTGGTGGCAGTGATTGACGGACAGGCGTTGTTCAAGAAGGTCGATTCTAGCAAGCACATGCTCCGCAAACCTCCTTCCTGGGCATTCGACACGGCGACCATCCAGGACGCTCAGGACGCTGGAGCGACCATGATAGAGGTGTGGGCCGCAGACGAGGGCATAACCTACAAGGCGACGATGGCGCACTTCCTAGAGTATTCCTTTGCCCTCAACCGAGGCCATAATCCACAACTGGCCATGCCTCTGCGATACTGGGAACAAGACCACGATGACCTTGTGGCAAACATGCGGTATGGGAGGCAACTAGGATTGTCCTTGCCGTCCCCGGCTGAGGACTTGGGTCTAGGATAACGGTTAACCCTAAGCTGGATAACTGTTAACGCAGTTGTTACGTTGTAACTATGTAGCCCTAGCCCTTACTACGTAAGGGCGTAGGGCATACATATAGTGTTATAGAGAGAGGTGTTATGGATACATTGCCATCAGTGACGATAGAGGTGTTGCCTGATAATCGGCTGTCCAAGAACGGCTTGCGCCGGAGCAACTGGCGTACGTCAAGGCAGTTAATAGCAGAGGCTCGTGAGACAGCTTTTATTCTGGGCCTTGCTGAAAAACCCGAAACGTGGGAGACTCCGAGCGAGGCTCGTATAGCAATCGTGCAGAGATATGCACGAAAACCACTGGATTTCGATGGGTTGGCGTGCATTGCCGCGCCATCTGTGGACGGTCTGGTGGATGCCGGAATACTTATGGACGACGACCCTACGCATGTGGTCGAATACACGCTCAATCACGTCAAGGTTCCCAAGGTGGCTGAGGCGTGCGTGCAGATAACAGTGACCCCCGTGAGCATATAAGAGGTGTGCGATGAAGATTAGAGACCGAATCAAGGAATTGAGGCGCGTTCGAGCGTCGGAACTCTTGCCCAATCCCAAGAATTGGCGGGTGCATCCCGTGGCCCAGCAAGAAGGCATCCGCACCATGCTGGCCAAGGTCGGCTACGCTGACGCCGTCATCGCTCGTGAGACAGCCGATGGGCTGATGTTGATAGATGGGCATCTGCGTGCCGAGATGACGCCCGATACGGAGGTGCCTGTATTGGTCACCGACCTGACAGAGGAGGAGGCAGACGAGGTGCTGGCAACTCTCGACCCTCTGGCGTCCCTGGCAGAGACCGATGTCGATGCCCTGTCCACGTTGCTCGCTGGCATAGACCGTGACAACGAATCCCTGAATGCCCTGCTAGAGGACATCAGCGACAATTACAGCCTGGGCCTTACAGAACTGCTGGAGCAGGCCACTGCCGCTGAGTACGTTCCGCCGGACAACCACTTCCCAAGCGGCGGGACTGTTCCTGAGAACCTCAAAGGCCTGCTATTGCATTTCGAGGTGGCCAAGTACGATGAGGTCATGGCCAAGAGTTACTTGCTTGGCGAGGAATGGGAAATGGCGACGCTGGCTGACGTGTTCTATGAAGCCATCAGGAGGGCGTCCGATGGAACTGGTTGAAATCAGAGTGCGGACTAAGATACCCAAGGCGGAACTGGAGAAGAAGGTCGGCAAGATAATCACTGAGGCGGACTATAACGTCCGTCTTACAGGGCCGACGCGGCTCATTGGGCCGAGTGGGCAGCCACTGGCAGTGTACCTCCCTAATGCGCTCTCAGGGACTTGGAACGAGGAACATTATCCCACGCTACACACTATCAAGCAGTTGTCCGACACGCGTGGCAATGCCAGCGGCTCGCAATACCGCATGAAGAACAAGCAGAGCCACGCGAACCAGATAGCGTCATCGGTCATAGGCCACTTTGACGGCAGTTACTCGACGCCGCGCACGCCCTACTGCCGGACGACGGCCTGGACAGGCCAGCATACCGAGCAGTTCAGGAGCATGTATCCGCTGTTCGAGCATATCGGAGGACTCATGCGAGAGTACGTTCCTGAGAGGCACGCTGTCCAGTGGGCAAGGGCCGAGGCTACCGACCCATCATGGCGCGTGCCGAACACTCCGTTCACGACCATGACTGTCAACAACACCTATCCTACTGGCGTTCACAAGGACAAGGGCGACCTGGATACAGGCTTCTCTTGCTTGGCGGTGTGGCGGCGTGGCCAATATTCGGGAGGGCATCTGACCCTGCCGGAGTACCGCGTCTCAGTCGATATGCAGGACGGCGACCTGCTCCTCATGGACGCGCACCAGTGGCACGGGAACACAGGCCTGGAACTGCACTCCGAGGACGCCGAGCGTATCTCTCTCGTGCTGTACTATCGGACTGCCCTGCTTGAATGTGGCACCGCCGAGGAAGAACGTGCGAACAAGGTGCGGTTCCAACAGAAGACGCTGAAGCCGCCGAGCGAGGCTGAGATGGATGCGGACGCTATGGCAGAGACGGTGACAACAGCAGTGAGGCAGTAACCCTATGATGGATTCACTCACTGCCGCCAAGCTATTCTGGGACTTTGTCAAGTATGACCGCATGACGGGTGGGCCAGACACCCACCTGGATATGATTGCCCACATGAGCAAGGATATGCACTGGCAAGATGGCCTATGGCTTGCTGGGTGCTATGTAGCGGTCTACAACGTCCCCACAGGCTACCGCCTTTGGGAGGCTCTCCCTTGGTCTCGGATGTTGGAGGAACGCTCTGCTATCGCCGAGTTCGTAGAGGCTAACTGGAGCGGTCTGTCCTTCCGGCGAGAGCGTCGGGCCGTCCGAAGCATTCCCAAGCTGATTCGGCACTTGGAATCGTACGCTCGCTGGGTCGAGAACGCCGCGCCATATTACTTCGACGCCGATAGGCTAGACCAGAGGCTCGGCGCAGAGGCGCGATACCAGCAGATATGGGATAACCTCGATGCCTCAGTCTGGGGACTAGGGCGGTATGCGCTAATGAAGCTGTTAGAGACCTTCACGCGGCAGGCGTACGTCCCGCTATCCCTGCCGGACATCCGACCGATTGGCGGCGACTCGCCGCGAGACCAACTGGGCGAGTTGTACAGCGACCCCAGCCTCCAACGTGGCAATGCCGATAGGCAGTTAGCCGCAGTTGCCGAGAAGGTCGGCCATTTGCGCTGGTCAGGCCGCAATCAGGGCATCGATATCACCATGTTCCAGGCCGAGGTCTACCTCTGCGAGTTCAAGCAAGCCACCAAGTATAACCAGTACCCAGGCCGAGCGTTAGACTCGGAGTTTGGGCATTACACAAAGACAGCCGAGCATTTCGGGGAATGGCCTGACTTCTTTAGAATCCGCAAGGAGTTGTATCCCTCGTGGGCATTAGGCGAGGCAAACGGCTGGAGCCAGCGCAGGGACGAGTTGGGTGGGTGCATCCCCGACCACGGCTATGTATGGAGTGACGCGATATATGACTATGAGAGAACAGCCATATCAGGACTCGCCCATCCGATACAAAGAGATGGCCCTCTACCAGATGGCCCCAAACCTGTATGTGAGTGCCGATACGCGAAGGTTCACGCTTGAGCAGAAGATGAATGCCTTCCTGTCCAAGCGGATTCGGACGGTTGTGAACATGACTAAGAAATGCACCGATGCCGACCTCGAGATGTTCGGCCACGTGGAGTATGTAATGGTGCGTATCAGCGATTCGTTCGATGGCGTTGCGCCGGAAGATGAGAAGTTGTTACTGGAGTGGGCAGAGGTGCTATACAAGCGCACCCTTCACGAAGGAGTGCTGGTGCATTGCTACGGAGGCGAGAACAGGAGTTGCTTGCTGGCTGGGTTGGTGCTGATGCGAGGCGGCATGGCCGGAGCCGATGCAGTTGCCAAGATTCTTCAAGAGCGGCCTACGGCTCTGTACAATGAAGCCTTCAAGGACTACTTGTTGCACGCGGCTCCACAAGGCCCAGCAGTCTGATGCCGCGTTCTATGGTCTATGTCATCGGCTATCCCGGTAGCGGTAAAACAACCGCTCTTGGCAAAGCCATCACCTCGCCTGTCGCTAACGAGCCGGACAAGCCATTCAAACACATCGTATATGCCGATGGAGCCATACAGCTTGGGGCAAGCAGGGCCGCTTTCGGTGGCACAGACGCATTGCCTATGAACGTGCAACCAGCCGTCCTCAAATGGCTCCCCACCTCTCCGGAGGAATTGATTATCGCCGAAGGCGACAGGCTAGGCAACACCAGCTTCTTCCAGGCGCTGGGAAAGATGGGTGTTCCTCTGCGTATTGTCTTAATCGACGTGACGCCCTTGCAGGCTCGTTACCGAGCATGGCTCAGAGGGCATGCCTTCAACGAGCAGTGGCTTGCCGGAAGAATCACCAAGGTAGACAATCTCAGGCGTCGCTGGGCCAGCCACCTAGAACTCGTGAACGGAGTCCCACGGATGGAAGATGTAGCAGAGGAATTGAGGGCTATCGTCTATGGCTGACCAACAAGGCCTATCACCCACCAAGGCGCAACGCATAGCTGCCGAGACTCGACGCTACCAGATGCTGGAACTGGCGAAGGCTGGCGCAACGGAACGCCAGATAGCCGAGACGCTGGGCGTGTCTCGCTCGCTTGTGCATCGGGAAATCAAGCGGGTGCTGGGCGACCTAGCGCAGGCGGCATCCCATGCCGCTGACTCGGTGCGCGCATTGCAGATGGAGCGTTACACCACGCTCCTCAGTAGGTGGTGGCCCCAGGCTCTCAACGGAGACCTTGAGGCAACAAGGATGGTGATGAGTGTTATGCACCGCATTAGCGAGATAAACGGAGTCATTCCAAAGGAACCCCTGATTAGCATCGACCAACGCTCCATACACCTCACCGATGGCGAGGTGACATTCAGCATCGAGGCGGCAAGTGACAACACAAACGGCGATTCCCAATATCCCCTATCGGAGACCCGCCCTCTACCCGAAGCAGGAAGCGGCGATATTCAGTCCTGAGCGGTACAGCGTAATAGAGGGAAGCACGAAATGCGGGAAAACCGTGGCCTGCATTGCGTGGATACTTGAGCAGGCGATGCAGGGCCGTCCCGGTCAGGCGTTCTGGTGGGTATCCCCAGCGTATTCGCAAGCAAAGATTGCATACCGAAGGCTGAAGCGAGGACTCCCTCAGAGCCTCTATACCTCCAACGAGAGCGAACTGACTATCACTCTGGCCAATGGCTCGGTCATCTCTTTCCGCTCCGCTGAGAAGCCGGACAACCTCTACGGTGAAGATGTTTACTCGGCAGTGTTAGACGAAGCCACGCGGATGCGCGAAGAAGCATGGTTCGCGATACGGACGACGCTGACTGCGACGAGAGGCTCGATTCGGATTATCGGCAACGTCAAAGGAAGGCGCAACTGGGCGTACCAGTTAGCTCGTAAAGCCGAAGGCGGCGAGCCGGGATGGCACTATGCTCGCCTCACGGCGGCAGACGCCGTGGACGCTGGCATCGTGGCCGCAGACGAGGTTTCCGAGGCCCAGCGACAACTGCCGGAAGCCGTCTTCAGGGAACTCTATTTCGCCGAGCCAAGCGACGACGGCGGGAACCCGTTTGGCCAAGAGGCGATTCGTCGGTGCATTGGAGACATCAGCGGCAAGCCGCCAGTTGTCTATGGCGTAGACCTCGCCAAGTCCGTGGACTGGACAGTAGCTATTGGACTCGACGAGGATGGAGCGGTCTGCCGATTTGATAGATATCAGTGGCCCTGGGAAGAGACCGTGCGGCGGATTACTCAGGAGGTCGGGGTTGTTCCGGCTGTCGTGGACTCCACAGGAGTAGGCGACCCTATCGTGGAGAGGCTTCAGAGAGGACTGTCCGGCGTCCAGGGTTATCACTTTTCGTCGAGTAGCAAGCAGAAGTTGATGGAAGGGCTGGCAGTGGCCATCCAGACCCGTGAGGTGCGGTATCCTCAAGGGCCGATAGTCGCAGAGTTAGATATCTTCGCTTTCGAGTATACCAGGACAGGCGTGAAATACAGCGCACCAGACGGAGCGCACGACGACTGCGTGATGGCTCTGGCTCTGGCTGTCTATGGGCGCACTGGCGCACCAGGGGTCGGTATATGGTAACGAAGGAACTCCGTTGTTCAACGTGCGGCAAGCTACTAGCCGAGAAGGCGGCTCCAGGGACGGTGATTGTCTGCCGCCGATGCAAAACCCGCAACGAGGTATAGGCATGGCAATGGACAGGGACTTAATAGAGGCGGTGGCCTACATTGGCGAACACGGCGGTTACTGTTACATAACAGATGAAGAGCCGCTTTCCGTTGGCCTTGCACTGCCGAAGATTATTAGCCTGAGGCATCCTGTGGTGCAATTGTTGCGGCGTTACGTGGAACAGTTGGATATGCTGGTTAAACGTAGAGACAAAGTTTGACGACAACCGAACGCTGATGGTACTGTAACGTCTGGTGGCCTAATCCAGTGAGTGTCCTGACTGGAGGAGGTCGCATTTGCCTTTTTGGAACTCATGGTTTAGCAAACAGGCTGAGCTTTCTACCACCGTCCCGCTCAACATGGGCGTGGGCGTTGCAACATATCCCGAAGCCAACTATGCTAACTTTGCCTCCGAGGGTTATGCCAAGTCTGAGATTGTCCACGCCTGCATCCGTGAACTCTCCATATCAGCGGCAACTCCCAGATACCACGTAACTGCGCCATCCACTGATGGCGGAACTGTCGAGGTAGGGCGCGGCCTGTTATACGACTTGGTCGCTACTCCGAATCC